CAGATATGAACTTCAAGGAGAAAGAGAAAGATTTTTCTTTGTGCAGCCTGGCGCAAGTATTTTGAATTTTATTATTCCTAGATATACACCAGTTAAAGCAATGGATTTTCTAGCTGCTAAATCTTATCAACCAGAAACAGCATCACATACTTTTAGATTTTTTGAAAATTGGATTGGTTATTATTTTGTTACTGACGAGTTTTTCTTTGAAAGAGCAAAACAAAATAAATCTGCTATTCAGTTATTTTATTCTCCAACTGCTTCATCAGATTATACTGATACTGAGTCACAAATCGGAAGAATTGACAGTCTTTCTAATCCTGAAAGAGGTCTAAATACTGGGAAAGATATATTTAGTGGAAAATATATGGCAGACGTGTTTGAAATTGATCTGCTTAAAAGAACAACTCGTATAGAAAAATTTGATTATTTAAAAGACGGTACTAAGTTCGTAGACGCAACTGGTAATACTAGAAAATTATCTAGTATGCCACATACTGAGCAGTTTATTAAAGATACATTCACGGAAGAAAATTCGCATAGATATATAATTGTAAGAGATTATCAAAGCGCAGAAGATTTGCCTTCAACGTTAAAAGCTGAAACTCATTATGCTGAAATAGCATTAAAAAGAGACTCGTACCGCGGTCATTTAATGGATATGGTTGTTAATGCAGAATTAAGAGGTCGTGCAGATATTACTCCAGGAAGAATTATAGATTTAAGCATATCTGCATCCGGAGGTAATTCGGCAGAAAAACACAACCAATTAGCAGGCAAATATTTAGTATATGGAACTAGACATGCCTTTGTAAATTTTGAATTGAAAACTTCTTTAACATTAGTTAAATACGATTGGAGTACAACATAATGGAAGCTGGAATTGGTATTGCAAATCCTTTATTTTTTATAGGCGTGGTTGAAAATTGTATCGATCCTCGTAATGAAGGACGTGTTCAAGTTCGAGCATTTAGTGTGCACGGAACTCTAGAAGAAATTCCAACAGAGCATCTACCTTGGGCTATTTGTATGAAAGGTGATTATACACCAAATGGCCAAATGATACCGGAGCTAAATGATTTTGTTTTTGGTGTTTTCTTAGATGGAAGGGATGCTCAAACTCCTATGATAATGGGATTAATTCCTACTCAATTTGCTGAAGCACCAAACCCTGAGAAAAACGGGTGGGGCACGAAAGTTGGCACTCACCATTCTAGCGAAGATAGACTTGCTAATGGCTCAAAACCACAAAATTTTGGCCAACCTCAACAAGACAGACTTGTCCGCGGTGAAAATATTGAAGAAACCTATGTTATGGAACAATCAGTGGCTGCGATAGATGTTGAAAAGGTTGCTGAGGGTGCTGTTGCTTGGAAAGAACCACAGCCAGCGTACGCTGCTCAATATCCATTTAATAAAGTTTGGAAAACGTCAGAGCACGTTATTGAATTAGACGACACTAAAAACAACGAGCGTATTATGATTTGGCATAAAGCTGGGTCCTATATACAAATTGACTCTAATGGTAGTATGACCACCAGATCTACTGGAGATAAGTTTGATGTTAATAAAACCGGTCAACATGTTTATATCGGCGGACAATCTAATGTGACCATTATGGGTCACACATATATGTATCACGACGGAAATGTTACACAAGAGATTAACGGTGATTATAAACAAATTATTCACGGTAACCATTATGTCGGTGTTGGAGGGCAAGGTAACTTCAATATTAGCGACTCTCTGCAAATAAAATCAAACGATATGATGTTAGATGCTCATAATGGTACGATGGGTATATACGCAAAGGATACTCTTAATATTCAGTCTAAATTAGATATGAATTTAAAAGCAAATAAAACATGGATTGATGCGGCTGCCGATCTTAACGTTTGGGCCGATAATCTTTATATGACTGGCGAAAGCGATGCCAACCTTTATGGTGCAGCAAATGTTCAAATTGGAGGAGGAGCAGAGGGCCAAGTTAGTATTTCTGCTGCTACAGTTGCAATAGACGATGTAGTCACTATGGCAAACGGCGAGGCAGACTCTGCTACAGGCGGAGAGCAAGGCGTGGGTGCCGCTAGAACAGAATTACCTGAGCCTCCAGCTAAATCGACGGCAACGACCGCAGATAAAAGAACAACGGAGCCGGTTACTTCAGCTGGTATTACAAGCGTTGATGAAGGAGTAATTGTCTAATGTCAAAATGTCCTGATCTTGATTTTAATACAAATTTTAGAACTACAAACACTGTATCCTTATTTAATACTGGAGCTACGGGATCTTATACGAATGCGAATGGTACTTGGTCTTTAGATCAAGTAGCTGTTATTGAAAATCAGTTTTTAAATAATATAGTAACTAAACTTGATAGTAATGAGCTTATTGATGCGGTTGCTGAGTTCGGTGACAAAGAATTTTATGGATCGGTAAATAATTTAAATAATGCATTTAGTACTAATATTAATATAAAAGAATCAGTAACTAATTCAGATGGAACAGCTAGAGAAGGTTACGAGGTAGTTTTTGGTATTATTGAAAAAGGAAGAAAAATAACACCTTTTGAAATGGCTTTGTTTATGAAAGATTATTATTATGATCCTACTAGCGTTAATAATGCAATAAATGGGAATAATACAGACAGCTTTTTATCAAGCTTAAATGACTTTTATAACGGAAGCTTTTTAAATAGTATTATGGGCGGTTTCTGTAGTGCGTTGCCAAACATATTTGGTGTTTTTGCTTTATTTGATGAGATACAAAAAGTTGCTGGTAAAGCATTAGCTATTCTATCTAAAATTAAAAACTTTGAAAATCCTTTAAAAGCTTTTTTTGATGCTTTAAAAGTTGAAGCCTTAATTACTAAAATTAAAGATCAGATTACTAAGGTTATTGATAAAACAATTAATAAAGTTAAAAACATGGTTGAAAACTTTAGCTTAGATAAAATGTTTAAGCAAGCAGAAGTTTTTATTAATCAGACGATTGCTCAAAATGTAATGAAAATTAAAGAAGAAGTTATGAATTTCTTCGATGGCGATTTTATTAATAATGTAAAAGAAAAAGCTAAAAACTTAATAGATTATGCTTGTAATTTATTAAAAAATCCAACGTTAGAGCAAATTCTATTTTTAATGGCTAGATTTTGTGGTTTAGCCAACAATATTGCTCAAGTATTTGAAGACGCTAAAAAACCATTAGATCAATTTGTACAAAAATATAAAAGAAATTATGGCATCGTCAAAAGCTCTTCAGCCGTGAACACAGGTGCGGCCATTGAAAATGGTGCGAGAAGATACAGTGATGAAAAACGCACAGAAGAGATAAATAGAATGAACGAGGACCTTTATAAGCAACCAATTACTGATGATACTATTGTACCAAATACAGACCCACCGGTAACATATGGCGATCTCAAAACGGGTAGAATAGACCCCGTTTATCTTGCCGACGATGCTGCATATGGAGTTAAAAAATATGGTGAAAGATTAAAATTAGAATACCCGCCTACACCTGAGGAACTTGCGGCGATACCTAATTTTGATGATTTAATTGATGGCAAAGATCCTAGATTTGTATTAACTAAGGGTGGTGCTTATCGGTACTATAAAGAAAAACCAGGCGGTGCTTCTCAAATGTGGTGGAAATGTGGACAATTAGAACGAGTAATGTTAATGAGGTTACAGAAACAGTTTGGAAAACGAATAACGATTTTGAGTGCCTTCAGGGGTGATGGTTATAATGAACATATTCGCAAAAATGGCAGCGGCGCTGTTGACAAAAGTGCACATACAAACGGAAGAGCTTTTGACTGCACTTGGAGTGGATTTAACGCAACGTCAATTAAGAACTTTAAAGCAATTGCTGTAGCTGTTGGATTTAATGGAATAGGAACCTACATAGGGGATGGCTTCATTCATGTTGATACTAGAACAAAAATTGTTAACCCAGATGGACTTATGTTTTGGGACGGATAAATGGTAGTTAACTTATTAACTGGAAACAGTAAGAAAATTAATTTATATTCTGATTTCAAGAAAGATCTTGAGATCAGTCCTTTGTCTGATGATTTAACGTTATTAAAAGATGAGGATGCCGTAAAGGAATCTATTAAAAATCTTATTTTAACCGACCGCGGTGAAAGATTATTCCAACCCAACCTCGGTGGTAATATTAAGGCAATGTTATTTGAAAACATCACCCCCGGCTCATTAAAATTTATAGAAGAACAAATTACTACAACAATTAAATTACACGAGCCAAGAGCAGAATTAATTGGCGTTACTGTTGGAACAACGAGAGACGAAAATACTGTAGCAGTCCAAGTAGAATTTTATATAACAAACCGAGAAGCGCCAGTAGAGCTAAGTGTATTTTTAGAGAGGACACGATAAGATGGCTAAATTAAATCTTGCTGAATTAGACTTTCAGTCAATTAAAGAGCAGTTTAAAATCTTTCTGCAAGATCAAACGCAGTTTAAAGATTACAACTTTGACGGCTCAAATATGAGCGTCCTTTTAGACGTCTTAGCATATAACACTTATCAAAATAACTTTTATACTAATATGGCAATCAATGAGATGTTTATCGACTCGGCCGTATTAAGAAACTCCGTTGTCTCGCATGCAAAAGAATTAAATTACTTACCAAGATCTCGCAAATCAGCAAGAGCTACAGTAACGGTTAAAATTTTAGATGATACTATAACTGGTACAACTGTCGTAATTCCTCAATACCAAAGTTTTAGTGCTACATATCTTGGAAATAATTACGAATTTATAACCGATAGAGTACACATTGCAAAGGCTTCGTCACCAGGAGTTTATGAAAGTGAAGAAATTACGCTGTACGAAGGATCTATTCTTACAAGCTTTGAGCGTGAAGGTTTCTTTATTGACGATGACGGTGTTTTAAGAGTTAATCTATCTAACGAAAATTGTGATACCGACTCTATTGAAGTATTTGTTGATGCCGAAGCAACCGAAGATACAAACATTTTTGTAAGAAAAAATGATGTATTTGGCGTTGGAGCATTGGATAAAGTATTTTATGTTGAACCATATTTTGATGGACGTTATTCTGTTTATTTTGGCAGAAACGTATTTGGATATCAACCAACAGAACTAGAAGATGTTCGCGTAAAATATAGAGTTACATCGGGCGCCGAAGCAAATGGTATTCAATCATTTACAGCCCAGATTACAGAAAATGGAGCCACAGTTGTTACTACAGTAACTAAAGCCCAGGGTGGGTCAGACCAGGAATCGACTGAAAGTATTCGCTTTACAGCTCCTAGAGCTTTGCAAATTCAAGAACGCGCTGTTACTCAATCGGACTATGAGCAATTGTTAAAAAATCAATTCCCAGAGATCGTGGCTGTTGCTGCATATGGTGGAGAAAAATTAGAACCTCCGCAATATGGTAAAGTTGCAATCTCAGTTTATCTGGGTCAAGGTAACGATCTATTATCAAAATCTGCTGCAGCACAATATATCGATTACTTAGCTGATAGAACTCCGCTGGCTGTTGAGCCTATTTTTATCGATGCTCAGTATTATTATGCTGATATTACAGTAAATGCATATTACAGTAAGTCAGTTACTACAAAATCTGCTGGTCAATTAGAATCTTTAGTCAGAACCACGATTACAAACTATTCAGACACGAACTTAGATGACTTTAATAAAACACTTAGATTATCAAAGCTTTCAACCTTAATAGATAATTCTGATATTGCTTTCCAATCAAATGCTATTGTTGCAAAGCCAATAATTGATTATACTCCTGAATTAAATGTTTCGTTAAACCCGGAATTTAATTTTAATACAGCTTTAGTCAAACCATATGCATATAATACTACAAATAAATTTACTGATTATAAGCCTGCAATTAAATCTGGCGAATATGATTTAGATGGTGTTTGTGTATTTTTCCAGGACGATGGTAATGGCAAAATTCAAATTGTTGCTGCCGACTCTGTTAATCCCGAAGTTATTGAGCCAAATTTAGGCACAGTTGACTATACAACAGGCCAAGTTAAATTAACAGGATTTAAAACAGAATCATTTAATGGCTCAGCAATTAAAGTTGTAGCTAATACAAAAACAGACGATATTAAAGCACCTAATGGAAGAGTTTTTGCTATAAGAGATGCAGATGTAACTGTTAAAATTATAGAGACAAAATAATGGAAATAGAAAAAAGTATTTTATTTAAAGTCGAGCAGCAGTTTCCTGCAATATATCGAGAGTCGGGAACCGAACTCGTTCAGCTGATTAAAGACTATTATGAGTTTTTGGAAACAGAAACTAATATGAGTCACTATAGATCAAGAAGACTTTTTGAATATAGAGATATTGCTAGAACAACTTCTGAGTTTATTATCCAATTCCATAAAATGTTTATGCCGGATATGGATTTGTTGGAACCTGATGTAGCGCGACTTGCTGTTAGGAGTATTTTAGATCTTTA